ATGTAAACTAAACTCTCTAGGCTTACGCTCTCAACGGTTTTAGCGATTGGAAAAATATTCCAGTAACTATAAAAATGACAAGTACCAAACCCGCAAAGTATTGGAAGAGTAAGAACCGCAAATTTTTTCAAATAATATTAAGAATTCAAAAATGAAGTTAACATAATAAGTTTACGGCGAGCAAAGTCAAGCGTATCAAGGGAATTGAGAAGTTAACATAATACAGGAAGTTAACATAATATATTGTAATCTTGTTTACATAATGATATAAAATATTTATAAAAATTTTTTCAATTTCTATTGACATTGTATAAAATTTGTAGTAGTATTTAATTGTCAAAGGAAAGTAACTGCTTTTATTTTCTTTTGACAAAATATTGGGTAGCGACCAAACGCTAGAAAGAAGGTATAATTATGTCAAAAAAGTATGAAGTAACAATTAATGAGAAAGAGGGAACATGTAACAATTCACTATTTGAAAAAATGGCAAAGAGAGGGGACGTAAATGCAGAAAAACTTGTAAACTTTTTAAACAAAGTAATTACATTAAAAGGATACTCAGCTGTAACAATTGAAACAGACGAAAAAACATTCAATAATATGTTTTATGATACAGAGGAATATGGGTTTATATCAAGCGGAAGTCAATATTTCTATGATAGTGTAAAAGAATATTATGGAGAAGTAAAGAAATTTAGAATTTGTGAAATTAAAACAAAACAGGGTAAAACATACAAAGTACAACCAATATTAGAAGAAACAAGAGAAGAGAAAAAAGAACCAGAAAACGAGAAAGAAGAAACTTCAAACGATTTACCATTTTAATTGTTGAAGGAGTTGACAAACTATGTCAAGAAAAATAGAGATGACGCCTCAACAGGCGTCTTTATTTAATCAAATGAAAAAATTAAGTAAACAAGCAAATCAAAGAATTTTAAGACTTGAAAGGTACACCGAAACATCAGAACCATTTGCAGTAAAACAACTTGCCGATTATTTATCAAGTAGTAATTTAGATATATGGACATCAAAGCGGAAGAGTAGGAACCAAAAAAGGAATGACAGAATTACAAATGAAATCTACAATAAAAGCTATGCAAAGATTTTTGAAAGAAGAAACATCAAGAATAAAAGGTGCTAAAGAATATACAAAACAAATTTCTAAACAAGCGGGAAAACCTATTCCGCCATCACTTGCAAGCGGATATTATAAAGCAGAAAAAAATTACACTTGGATATATAAATATATGACAGAAAGTGAATTTTGGGATTTTGCAAGAGAATGTGTAAAAAATAATTATGATTATAATACATTTGAAAATAAAATAATGCAGTTTATATATGATAGAACATTAGACGAAAATTTAAAAATTGACTTGGAGAATTTATACAGATATATTCAGGGAGTAAAAGTATGATATATTGGAATGAATACTATCGGACATGATCCAATTTCAAAAGGTAAACGAAATAAATTTGACAACAATATATATACATTTGATATTGAAACAACATCATATATTATATTAGATGGAAAACAATATAATACAATAGATTATTTGGAATTTACTGATGAAGAAAAAGAACGTTCAATATTTCAGGGTACAATGTATATTTGGATGTTTGGAATTAATGACAAAGTGTATTATGGTAGAACTTATAAAGAATTATATAATTTCTTAAATAGAATAGAATTTTATACAACTTATGAGAAAAAAATAGTATATGTTCATAATTTAGCATTTGAGTTTAATTGGCTTAGAAATATTTTCAAATTTAAAAATGTAATGGCACGTAAAAGCCGTAAAGTTATGAAGTGTGAAATAGAAGAATATAATATTGAGTTTAGATGTAGTTTATTTATGACAAATAGTAAACTTGAAAAAATTCCAGATTTATATAAGTTTGAAGTTAAAAAACTTGTAGGGCAATTGGACTATTCAAAAATAAGACATAGTAAAACAAAGTTATCTAAAAAAGAACTTGAATATTGCGAAAACGATTGTTTGATAATATATGAATATATTAAAAAAGAGCTTGAAACTTATGAAACTACAAAAAATACACCTTTAACATCTACTTCACATGTAAGACGTGAACTAAAGGAATTAATTGAAAAAAACTGGGATTATTTAAATAAAACAAGAAAATCTATAAATGTAGATGGTCATATTTATAATATGATGGTTTCAGCATTTGCAGGACGGCTATACACATGCCAATTGGCTTTTTACAGATGAAATTATAAAAAATGTAACAAGTTATGATTTTACATCAAGTTATCCTTATGTTATGTGTACACATAAATTTCCTATGAATGAATTTAAAAAATGTAATATAAGATCAGTAAGTCAAATGATAAATAGTTTTGCGTATTTATTGAATGTAAAATTTACAAATATAAAATGCAAATATTATAACAATTTTATTTCATTAAGTAAAGTTACCAGAATAAAAAACGGACGCTATGATAATGGACGTATAATTTCAGCAGATGAAATCGAAATAATACTAACTGATATTGATTTTAAGTTTATATTACAAACATATACTGGTAGATATGAAATATTAGAAAGCTATTACGCAAGATACGACTATTTGCCGAAAGAATTAATAAATTTTATATTGGATAAATACGTTATAAAAACACAATATAAAGACGTTGAAGGCAAAGAAGTTGAATATGCAATTGAAAAAGCAAAATACAATTCTATATATGGAATGACAGTTACAAACAATATTCGTGATGAAGTTATTTTTGACAATGAGTTGCGGTTGGAATGAAATTCCGATTACAAATGACGAAATATTGGAACGTCTTGAAAAAGATAAAAAAAGAGGTTTTTTGTCATTTGCTTGGGGTGTATGGGTAACAGCACACGCAAGAAATAATTTATTACAAAATCTAATTAAATTTGATGAATATATAGTATATACAGATACAGACAGTTTAAAACTACGAGAGCGGTTTTGATTATTCTATAATTGAAGAATACAACAAAAAAGTGTTTGAGAAAATACATGAAGTAAGTAAAACACTTGAAATAGACATTGAAAGATTTATGCCGAAAGACACTAAAGGCAAAAAACACCCTTTAGGAGTATTTGAGAAAGACGCGGAATATTCTCAATTCATAACACAACGGTGCTAAAAAATATGCATATATTGACAAAAAAGATTATAAAATACACATAACTGTTTCAGGAGTACCAAAAAAGAAAGGTGCAAAAAGTTTAAAACGTCTTGAAGATTTTAAGGACAATTTTGTTTTTCAATATAAAGATACAAATAAACTTTTAGCACAATATAACGATGACCAAATAGAATATGAACTAACAGACTACAAAGGAAAAAAATATAAAGTAACAGATAAATATGGAATTTGTTTATTGCCTTGTCAATATACTTTAAATAAATCAGAAGAATATGCTAATTTATTAGATGAGGAAAGTTCCAAAAGAGCTATTTTTAAGGAGTGAGAAAATGGAAGATTTTGAATATATAAGACAATTTGCAAAAATTTCGGTAAATGATTGTTGCAAAAAAGTAAAAGTAAGTATGCCGAATATTTACAATAAAAGAACATCAAAGGAAAAAGCAAAAATGGTGCGTGAAGAAATAGAAGACAGAATAGCAAGACTTTATTTGAAGGGAAAAAAAGAAAATGAATAAAGAAGAATTACTATTTTTACAAGAGATTATAAACGAAGAAATTCTTTCGTATTTACAAAGTGGTTATGAATTAACTAATGATTATATAAATGTTTTAAGAGGAATTTTGAAAAAATTAAATCTTAAAGAAACATACAATTTTGAAAAATGGAGGAAATAAATGGCAACTAAACAAGTACATTATAATATAGATAATATTGATAAAGAAAATGCTAATTTCAATTTAATTTATGGAGAAAAATCAAACGGTAAAAGCTATCAAGTAAAACATAAAAAAGCGGTTGAACATTATCTAAAAACTGGCAACAGATTTATATTATTAAGACGTTGGCGTGAGGATATATCAAACTTATGGATAGAACAATATTTTTCAGATGTAGACGTTGCAAAATTAACAAATAACAAATATAATTGTATTACTTGTTATAGAAAAGTTTTATATTTTGGAGTATATGACGCGGAAAAAAACAAAACAATTAAAGGTGAAAAAATACGGTTATGTAATGAGTTTATCAACAGAACAACATATGTCTAGTGCTTCTTTTTTAGATGTTGACATAATTATATTTGAAGAATTTATGGAACGTGGTACATATATCCCACGTGAACCTGATAGACTTATGATCTTTTATTCTACAATAGACAGAAAAAGAGGCACAACAAAACTTTATATGGTAGGTAATTCAATTTCAAGAGTATGTCCTTATATAAATGATTGGGGGCTTGACAAAATATTTAGAAAATTACAACAGGGACAAATTGAAACAAAAATAATACACAATGAAGAAAATGACGTAAAAATAGCAATAGAATATTGTAGAAGCAGTGGTGGAAAAACAATGGCAATTGGAAATGCAAGTAAAATGGTTGATAGTGGAAGTTGGCAAACAGTGCCTCAGCCTCATTTGCCTAAATCTGTGAAAGATTATAAAAAAATATTTACATTTGGATTTCAATATAAAGGTTTTAAATTTTTATGTGAATATCTAAAAGACAAGGAAACAAAAGAAGTATGTTGGTTTATATATCCATTTTATAAAGATTTTTCAAATAAATTAATAGTATTTTCAGATGAAATAAAAATTAGTAGATATTGGCAACGTGACATTTACAACCCATCTTTCAATAACGATGGTTTAAAAAAATTACTTGGTACATTTAAAGAAAACAAAATATTTTATTCAGATGATTTATGTGGAACAGATTTCAAACAAGTAATTGATTTTTCGATAAGGAGATGATAAAATATGATTGAATATTTAAAAAAATTACTTGAAGATTTAAAGACATGTGAAAATGAAATTTGTCCTATTTTAATTTGTTTAAATCTTCAACGAAAAATTTCTTCTTTAGAATGTGCAATTGAAATTTTAGAAAAAATAAGAAATGAAGAAAGGAATATATAAATGAGTATATTAAATAGTAAAATAATACTTGCAAAAGGTATTAAAATGGATAAAGAATACAATAATGTTTTAAGTTTTGGAACAAATCAAATTTTAGCAATATTAAATAGTAATGCTCATTATGTAAACAGTAGCAACAAATTTTCTTTTATTGGTGGTAAAGGTACAAATGTTATTTCTTGTCCATTTACTTACAATGAATGTTTAATTTCAAATTATATAGCATTTCAAAATACAGATTATTCTAATAAATGGTTTTTTGCATTTATAACAAATGTAAAATTTATTTCTCCAGGAACTACACAAATTGAGTTTGAAATAGACGCATGGTCTACGTGGTTTGAAGATTGGCAAAAAAAACCATGTTATATATTAAGAGAGCATGTAAATAATGATACAATAGGAGCAAACACAGTTCCTGAAAATTTAGATATTGGAGATGTAATTGAAGAAAGTTCTGATAATTTAATTTCATACGGTTTAGATGGTAGAGATTATTATTTTTGTATTAATACAACTTATGACCCCGTATCTGAAAATGATTATGTAAATAAAATAACAATTATTAACGGAAATTTATATGGAAATTATATTTTTTGTTTTGATGTTGTAGGAACTCTTGCAAATTATGTAAATAATTTTATATATAAAACTGCAAAAGATGGAAAAATTGAAGCTATTCAAGAGTTGTATATTTTACCGAAAATTATTGTAGATAATATAGGAACAACAACAAAACAATATTCAGGGGTTTCAGGTAGTTTTACAACATATTTATTAAATAATAGTGAAGATGCCTTACAAATTGCACAACCTTTTAATAAAACTTTATCATATAGAGATTATACACCAAAAAATAATAAATGTTTCGTATATCCTTATAATTATTTACTTGTATCAAATAATGTTGGAAATACAAATATATATAAATATGAAAATTTTGACCCTTATAATCAAAACACACCTATGTTTGATTTACAATTAAGTGTTTCTATTGGAGCAAGTGGACGTCTAGTTCCTAGGAAATATAAAAATGTTGATTATAACTATGATGAAAGTTTACCTTTAGCAAAATTTCCAACTTGTTCGTGGTCAAGTGACGCATTTACAAATTGGTTGACACAAAATGCTGTAAATATAGGTACAGAAATTGCATCAACAGGAGTAAATGCTTATAGTGGAAATTATGCTGGTGTAGCAGGTCAAGTTGCAGGTCTTATAGGTCAATTTAGAAGTGCATTATTACAACCAAATATTACAGGTGGAAATAATACGGGTGATGTAAATTTTGCAATGAGGCAAAATACATTTATATTGCATCATATGAGAGTTAAAACAGAATATATGAAAATTATAGACGATTACTTTTCTAGGTTTGGTTATGCTATTAATAGAGTTTTAGAACCTAATATAATAGGAAGACAAAATTTTAATTATATCGAAATTGGCTCGACTGAAGAGATAGGAAACGGCGACGTTCCTGTTCAGTTTATGGAAAAAATAAATAATGCGTGTAGACGTGGTGTGACAATATGGCATAATCACGAAAATATTGGAAATTTTAATGTAAATAATTCAATAGTAACATAAAAGAGAGGAATTTCCTCTCTTTTATGATGTTGTAATTTGTACTATTGAAGGGTCGTTATTACTATCAATTTTTGCAAGATAAACATTATCGTTGTAATAATTTACATTATTTACAAATACTTGATAATAAGTAAATGTAACAGTTTCTGCAGTATTTGAATTTACATAAGAAAAAGTATTAGTAAGAGAACCGCTCGAAATATTTGTATTATTTAAACTTTCGATACGAGTTGTTCTAAATAAAGGTTTAGCAGTTTGTATATAGAATTGAATTTTATCTTGTATATTAGATGGTGTTGTTACACGTTCTTTTATTATAGTACCTTTTTCTTTTACGTAACGCCATTTTGTAGTACCTCCAACTCCAGTTGTTGCATTTGCCACTACAACCCTAATAAAATAATCTACATTTCCTGCGATTACATTATCAATAACTTCTGATTGCCATAATGAAAAGGCATAATCTGGTTCATAATTTAAATCATTATCCTCAAATATAAATACTCCAAATTTTCCATTTGTCATTAATGAAGTAGGATTAGTATAAGCCATATTTTCTTTATGAAATCCTTCAAATACATTTTCTACTATATGACCTCTTGTCAATCTATTTCCAAATCTAAATGCAGATATTGTATTATTATGTAAATTTCCTATATTACATGTATTTATTCCACTCGCAGTAAATGTACAAATATACATAAAAAAATCAATATAATTTTCATATATTTCAAAATCATCATCTAAAGTACCATCAAAAAATATTGCATTTGTTCCTCTGTCTGCATTAATATAATTATTATAAATAAAACTATCACCAGATAATCCATCAATCGCAGATGTACCATCATTCATTTTGAAAAAACATTTTTTAATTGATAAAAAATTATTATCGTGTATTTGAGTACCAAAATCCATTCCACTATTATATAAAATATATCCAAATCCATAAAATCTATTACTTTTTATTATTGAATTACTTACTATTATATTTTTAAATACTGAATAAGTGTTATTTGTATCACCATCTAAACATTTTATTCCCAAATTTTCAATAAATAATTTTGTTCTTTTACCTGTTCCTGTGGCATTTGGAATAGTAAATACATCAGTATTTGATATCATACCTATATAATTTCCATATTTTGCATTATTTGAAATATCTCCATAAATTCGTAAGCATTTATTAGATTGTAAATTTAAAGTAGTATTTATTAAATATCTTTTTTTTGTAGGTATATATACAGGTAAAGCGGAAATATATGCAAAATCAATTGCTTTTTGAAAATATGGACTATCATTATTTTCACCATCTGCTGGTGTTCCTATTTGTAATACATTTATATTATCTTTGAAGATAATATTTATATATAAACCATTTTCCAAATCAATTTGATAATTATTTTTATTTAATTCATTTGAAATAAAAATATCACTTCCACCACCGTCGTTAATATTATAATATCCTAGTGTTTTTATTTTTTGTCCATTTACAAGATTATTTTTATCATTTATTAAATCTTGTGTAGTATCATATATTTTTTGAATACTTAAAAAATTTGATAATAAATTATCAAATAAACCATCTTCATACATTTCGTCTAATTTATTATTGACTTCATCTTGTAAATCTAAATTGTTTACATAATTTTCCAATTCAATCATTGCATTTGTTAAATTTTCCATTTGTTGACCTGTAATATTCATATCGTCAATTACTTTGTTTAAATATTCAACAACTTTACAAAATAATTGATAATTTGTAATTGCGTCGAAATCTGCTTCTATAAATGGAAAATTTTGAATTACAAACCATTTAAATGGGCATATTTTTTTATATTCAAATTTATTCATTATTTCCTCTCTTTCTATACTAATTGATAAAAAAGACATTCTAAGTCTTTAAATATCATTTCATATATATTATTAATATTTGTTTGCATTTCTTTCATAATTGCAATTTTATCTGATGGACTTCTTCTTATTTCTTTAGTATATTCGTTGTTGTCTGTTCCGCTTGCTGTTGCTGTTCCGTTTGATGTTGAGCTATCTGTTCCTGTTGCGGTGTCTGTATCGTAGTTGTAATTCCCAACATATGAACCATCTCTCAAATTTTCCAACTGGTCTTGAGGTAGTTCCGAATTTCTTCTATCAGATGTTGAACTACTTTGTGTCGTCGAACTATTTGAAAGTGTATTTTGTGTAGAGTTTGTTGTCTGTCTTTCATCTGTTCCCGTTTCTGTTGTAATTTCTCCACTTTCAAAAATATTCCAATTTTCTAATGCGTCAAACATCTTATTATATAATGGCATTATAGAATTAAGTTTTACATTTAATTGTATTTTAAATGCTGTTAAGGTATCAAAACCAATTCTACGCATTAAAAATCTATTCAAAATCATTGTTTCAAATTGTTCTTTTGTGATATTTTCAGTTAATGGATAATCAAAATCGAAAAATGATCCACGTCCAACATTTGCTAAATCTTTTATTTTTGTTTTTTCATCTTTTCCATAATTTACTATGCTTTCTAATAAGCTGTAAACTGTTGGTGGTTTTTCATTCATACTTGGAATAAAAGGAATAAATAAAGGACTATAATAAATTCCGTAATTATTCATATTCTATTTCCCCCTCATCTTCAAAATTTTCCTCTTTTTCAGATGTTGGAATACCATCATAATATTTTACTTTTATATTTGTTCCAAATTTTTCGTTTATTTCTTGAATTGCTTTTTGTCTTGGATCAAACCTACTATATCTACTTGCAACTGTTCCGCCCTGACTTGCCAATACTTCATCTTTTATATTACGTTCTTTCTTTTGGAAATTCATATTTGCAATACCAATTAATCGCAAAAACTCATTCCACATTTTTTCTTTTTGTATGTCAATTTTATCTGCAACATATGGAGCTGGCTCTAGTACCAATTGAATGTCGTCAATGTTTATATCTTCATAAGTAAGAACAGTATTTTCCAATCCGTCAACATTGTTTATAATATCTCTAATTGATTTTTCTTTATCACTTGACGTTTTCCAAAATCTTGGTGTTCGTTGCTGTAAAATGTTTATATCAATTGTTCTTGTATCTAGTGCAATACGTTCTGCATATTGTGTTATGTCTAAAAATAATGGATAACGTCCGTTGTTATCATACATAATTACAAATTCATCACGCGATAGAGTTCTTGTATAAGTACTTTGTGACATAACTTTTATTTTGTTCGGTCTTCCATAAACATCTAACATTCCAATATTTACATATGGAAGAGCTAACAATCCCATTACTTCATCTTTGAAAAAAGCTATTGAACCATTACGCAATAAATTTTTATTCAAATATGCAGTATCAATAAAAGTTGGCATATTCTCAAATTCAAAAACATTTTCCGCTAGTGTCAATAATTGTCTTAAATACATTTGATATGTTTTAAAATTTGATAATTGACTGTTTATCAATTGTTTACGCATTTTTCTTTCTCCTTTCTTTAAAAATTAAAGGTAGCATATTTCAGCTACCTTTTAAAGCAACTGTTATGTTGCCAATTATCCATTACTTTCTGATACTGTTACATTTTCAGCTACTGTAATTGTTGCTGTTCCAGTTACTGTGCTATCATAAATTGAAGTAGCAGTAACAGTTATTGTTTCAGATGTAGCATCTGCATCTACTTTTAATGTTCCGTCTTGTGATATTTTTGCATCATCTACATCTATAGACCATTGAACAGATTTATTTGCAAAATTTTCTGTTACAACTGTAGCACTTAATTTTATTGATTGTCCTTTACTTACTGTTGCAGTTGCTGGGCTTACTGTAACACTTGTAACACTTGGGGTACCATCTACAAATACACATGCGTTTGCAAATGGAGATGTAGAAATAACAAGCCACGCATGTAAAAATATATTTCTATCAAGTGTTGTTGGGTTTCTAAATTCTGTTTGTTCTTTACCTTCTTGACTTTCATCTAATGCGTAGTAATAGTCCATGAAAAAGTCATCTGCAATTATTAATCCTAAAATTTTTGCAAGTTGTAATTTTTCATCAGAAGTAAATGGAGTGTAAGCACTTCCTAATAATTCTTGAAGTCTTGCGTCATCTGTTTCTGAGAATGTATCTATTAATGCAGAATTTGTTTTCATTTCCGCTTCATTTAAGAAATAAGAAGTAGCAAGTACTTCGGTCGAATTGATTGCCTGTCTGTTTGCATCTAACATTAAGAATTGATTTTCAAGTTTTGTTGCTCTTCTCACTCCTGCTGGGTTATAATTTGGAGATTTAAAAGCAATTAAATTTGCAACTCCTTTCATTTCAGATAAAATCTGTCTTGCGTCTTTATTGGTAGTATCAATTGATTTTACTGTTATTGTTCCATCTACTATACGTCTACATATTTGATATTTATCAACTAAATATTTATCATAATTATATGTTTCATATAAATTTGAAACACATTCATTAATAAATGTATAAAGACCGTCGTTTTCTTCATTGTCAAACGCCATTCTTAATAAACCATCATTTACAGTAGTTTCATACCATTTTTGATAATTTATTTGATGTAAATATTGATAAACGTCTGGCACTTCTGTTTGTAAAAATTTTGTTTTATCAGCATAGTTTTCGTTATAGTCATGTACTTTTGCTAAATCAAGTATTATTTCTCTTATTTGTTGTCCAAAACGTAAACGTCCTTTATCTGTAAATGATTGCCATGGATTTTCCCATCTATTTTCTTTTATTATTGTTAAACCAATAAGGTTTACTGTATTTATAAACGCATTTCTATATCTTGCATTGTCTACAATAAGTCTTCCAATTTCAATTGTAGACTGACCCTGAACAGGCAAGCCTATTTCTTCTTTTATTTCTGGATTTTGATTTAAGAAATAAGAAATAATTTCAGCATTGCTTGTTGCTTTCATTGTGTTAGTTTTTGTTTTTGCCATTTTAAATTACCTCCTAAATTAAATTTCTTTTACGTCAACGACTTCTTTTTCTTCCATTTCGTCTTCTTTTTCTTCCTCGTCCTTTTTGTCGTCGCCTTTTAAAAATCTTTCTTTGTATTTTGTTTTAAGTTCTTCATATTTTGTCTTTATTTCTTCAAGTTCTGTATTGTCTGTTTCAGATACTTCAAAACTATCTGTAACATCTTCCATAAGCTCAATTTTTACGTTGTCGTCAATTTCTAAACCATTAATTTTAGAAACTAATTCATCTTTACTTAACTTCATTACTTCTCGCCTCCTCTCTGTCTAAGCGTTCACATAATCTTGTTAATGCGATTGTGTTATTATTTAACGCCTCTTTAATTTCATCTTTGAAAGCGTTCATTTCCTTTGTGTGTTGCTCGTTTAGTGCTTTTGTGTCTTCTCTATTTGACTTGCTCATATCTTTTACATAAATTGCCATAAATATACAGGCAACAATTGGAAATGCATAACTTCCAAGTAATTGTAAAAACATATTTGTATCCATTTAATCACCTCTAAATTATTATTAACATAAAATAATTTTTTTGTCAACAAAAAAAGAAGTAATTTACAAATTACTTCTTTTATTTCTTAATTTTCTCGCAAATAAAACCCATGGAAATTTTTTCTTTACTAATATAGTAGGTGTTGGTGGTTCGGGCGGTGTAGTTCCGTCCCAATGTACAATAGTTCCTCTTTCATTTGGAAAACCTAAAGGCTGACATGGATCAACAAATGAACTACATTGCCACGCCTGTGTTGTGCTTGCCTCTAAATGTAAGTGAGTACCCGTTGAATTTCCTGTGTTTCCCATTTTTCCTACTATTGTATTAAGATTTACTCTATCCCCAACATTTAATGTTACACTTCCATATAACATATGACAATATCTATAATATAAACCTGTTCTATTGTCATATATTTGAACTTGATTTCCTAAACTTGGTGTTGTTCCAGTACTTTGATTATATACATATGTAACAACGCCGTCCTCAGATACACTATATAAATCTGGGTTTTGTACAGTAACACCACTTTGTGGAAAATCCACACCACTATGAAAACCACATGTATAACTACTCGATGGATTTCCATATGGTTGTCCAATTGTACAATCAATGTGCATTGGACTATATCTTGTTGTATATTCTGCCATAGATTAGTCCTTCCTTTCTACTTCATCTTTTAATCTCCAATAAAAATTTAACCATCTATAAATTCTTGTAGGATATATAGTTATTCTTTTTGGTAATAAAAATTGATACCAATAACCACTTGCGTGTCTTTTCATATTTACTTCCTTTCACATTTTTCTAATGACTTTTTATATGTTTTATCATATTTTTTAACTTTATAACTTAATATATCCTTTGCCACTACAACTTCTACAAGTTTCATTTCCTGTTGTTGTACTTACCCAAGTTAATCCTGTGCTATCATAAAATCCTGCTGGTACAAATCCTCTACCATAACATACAGGACAAGCTACTACTTCTTTATATTTTCCTACTTTTATTTCATTTTCCATAGATTAGTCCTCCCATTTGTAAATGTTTCTAAGACTATATTTAATTTTTCCTAATTTGCACTTATAATGTTTACCATCTTTTCTTAATTCTTCCACTTTTTCTATTGCTTCTTTATCATTTTCTGCATAAATTGTTGTACTCCAATAACTCCTTGCATTTGGTCTATCTTTAAATCTTAAATTGTATGTTTCCATATATCTACTCCTTTTCTAAAAGTGATTGCAACTCACCTATAACTATTTTATATTCAGTTTTGGAATGTAAATGTTCTTTTGGATTTTTAGGTAATTTATCATACATAGCTTCTACTTCTTCTATTTTTGCTTTTATTTTGTCTTTAACTTTCTTTTCTCCATCATATACTCCATTTAGATATACTGTTGTTAAATCTGCATTCTTTAATTCTTCTTTAGATTGTTTTTCGATTAGATTTAATGCTATAACTAAACTTTCTAAATCTATTTGGTCTAATATTGCTGTTACTTCATAATTTTCTTTTAAATCTTCCTCAAATAATTCTTTAATTGCTTTCTTTTCTTCATCACTTAACATTGTTTTATTCCTCCTAATCATCATAATTTGATATTCCTGAAATTAACATTCCATTACATAGTCCACTAAGATAAGCAAATATTAATACAAAGTGTGGTATAAATTTAATAATCAACAAACTCCTATACACAACAAAACTAACAATATAGTACCTGATATCATTATATATTTCTTTATCCCCTCACTCATTGTTTATTCCTCCCAACCATTTGACAAATCCTGATTTTTTATTTTGTAATTCATCATCTTTTTTCTTGTCTTTATTATATACAATTAATGCTACACCATCTATAATTCCATAACATTCTGCTTGTTCGTGTTCGTGCAAATATCCTATTTCTTTTGTACATAAAATATCTTGATACACTCTTTCTATTGTACTTCCATTTTGATATATTTTCATTTCAAAATCACTCTCCTTATTTTCTGTTTGTTCTGCGTTTTCACATTGTATACATTCGTTCATGTCTACATTTGTGTTAATTCCATTTACTTTTCCTTTTGAAGTATATTGCCATAAATCATAACGAAAATTTTCTTGCGGTTTATTATCTACCCATTTTGCAAGCCATATTTTATATGTTATTAATCTGTCTATGTATATTTTATATTTAAACCAATACTCACTAGCATACACACCAGCTTTTTTGCCTTTACTTTCTACTGTTTTGCAAAATATTTCACTATGTTTTGTCAATTCTTCTTTATGTAAATACGCAATTGTTGAGTCTTCTAAATCTAGAAAACAAGCTAAATCACATTGCTTATTTATTATTTTATTTAAAAACCAATTTGTACCGCTTATTATTGCATTTTGATTTTTACAATATGAATATACATAAAATCCTACTTTCAAACCTACTTTTGTTGCACCTTGATAATATTCTTCAAAATATTTGTCAATTGTGTGATTTTCTTTGTTTCCAATCCAACCGACACGAATTATAACGCCGTCTATTCCGTCGTTTTTTACTTTGCTAAAATCTATTTTGCCGTTGTGTTCTGATATATCAATTATTTTCATTGTTTACCTCGCTTTCTAAATATAATTTGAAATATTTGTTTATTGAATATTTTATTTGTTCTATATTTGCAGAAAATGTCCAATTGTTATTCCATTTGTATTCAAATGTTACTGACTTTTTTATTATATTATGCTTTGAAATTTTTTTCAATAATTTTATTTTATATTTTCTTATGTCTATATATTCTACTTCAATTTCTATATTTGAAAAATATACTTCCAAATTTTCTTTTATATCTTCAATCATTTGTTCCTCCTTATTTATTATCATTATAAAATCTAAATAATTGTAATATAACTTTATTAGTAATTTTATTGTGATAATTAAAATATTCTTGTATGTTTTTATATGCTTGCTTACTTGCTGTTCGCAAACTTCTTTCTATACAATTTTCATTTGTCATAAATTCATAAGCTAATTGTTTATATAATTCAGTCATTGTAATTTTTTCATTAAATTTTGTATATAAATGTATTGCTTGTATCCAATAATCAAAACCTTTACTATTTATATTGAATTGTAGTTTTAACAGTATGTTTCTTATTTCTATATGTTCCATTTCTTCCCCTTTCTTCTTTTTCATTCTGTATAATAAAATCGAAAAAGAAATATAAAAATACAACAAATATTAATAAATTCATTGTTTCAACTCCCTTCTGTGTTTTTTAACATCTTTCGACATCACCAACAATATAACAAATATTTTATACTTTGTCAATAGAAATTGAAAAAATTTTTATAAATATTTTATATCATTATGTAAACAAGATTACAATATATTATGTTAACTTCCTGTATTATGTTAACTTCTCAATTCCCTTGATACGC